AGCAAGCGGTTTCAGTGGCGTTGTTGGTGCTATCACTGGTAAATTCAGCGGTGTAATTGATAGTATTAAAGGGGCGTTTACTGGTGTAATGGATATTGGTCGTTATATTGTCGAGGGTATCATAAGTGGTATAACTGGTGCAATGGGTGGACTGGTAACTGCTGCTGCTGACATGGCTAAAAAGGTGCTAGATTCTGCCAAACATGCGCTTGGTATTCATTCTCCCTCTCGTGTCTTCCGTGATATGGTCGGAGCATTTATCCCCGCGGGTGTTGCGGTTGGTATTCAATCTAATCTTGGAGTACTTGATGACGCTAATGATTCTATGAAAGACCGTCTTCTGGGTGGATTTCAGAGCTTCGATATGGGTAATGTATCAGGTAACCTCGGAAATATGGTCTCAGAATCGGGCTCAGCGGTCGATAATTCTACAATTGTCAACATTAACGTGTCTGCTGATTCAACAAGTAACGCTAGGAGTATTGCAAACGAGGTTAAGTTAGTTCTTCGTCAACAAGGTATCAACGCTCGATAATAGGTTAAAGGCGACTAGCAATAGTTGTCTTTTTTTGATATAATTATACAAGGAGGAATAACACACATGACATATATTGATGATAAAAGTATGCCTGTGGTTTTCTGGCAAAGAGATTCTAACGGCTCTTGGAAAAACTACACACTACCAATTTACGTGACAAAAGACATTAGCACATTAACTGGTCTACGAGAGATTACTATTAGATTCAAACAACCACCCACAGACTTCAATTATTATCCACGACAAAATGACATACTGATACCCGCGGTCGATACTTCTGACAGCCAATTCAAGTTTTATGGTTTATCTTGGACTGATTCATTTTTCAAAACGGAGCATTTAGATAATATTGGTATTGGAAACGCCGTCTTGTTTTTATCAGAAATATCGGAAAATGAGTATAAATTCAAGCCAATAACTAACCTTGACGAGAGTATCTTATTCAAAGCTGGAAGTTATAATGTTAAGTATATTCTAAATTGGTCTTTGCGTCCTGTTTGGAATCGACTAATCAACGGACACCCCTTTTTAAAAGAGTTTACAGATTCAAATTTACCAGTTAATAGTAGCGCTTACAAATATAAGAAGTTTGATAACCCAACCACGGTAAAAGTATCTGACGCGTTCGAGGACGTTGTGAAAGTGACACCATCGGACTTTGATATGGTTATGAAGACTTACCCAAATAATAATAGGCCGTTCACAATCGAGTTCATCAATCGTGGCTCGTCCTCAATATTCACATTATCGGCTCTTAATGAGAAACTAACAGCTTTTAAGAAACGAACACGAAACACAAGTGACGGTACAAATGTGGTATTGGGTTATAATCAGAAAACAGGTAATGATTATAAATATGCTTGGCTTAATGAATCAGGACGTGTTGTGATTGGAACTACATATCCACAATTGTCAAGCCCTAGATTCGGGTATACAGAGCTACAAGACCCACCAACTGACGGAGAGTTAATTGAACGCGCGACATCTATGTTAAAAGGTTCACTATATCAAGACTATGACGAATTAGACTTTAAACTTGACTTAGCCGATAGGTATGTGGTGGGTACTGGAAACAACCCCTCAACACCTAACACAGCGATTACAGGAACATTTTGGTTAAATACGACAGTCGGAGTTATGGGTTTGAGTGATAAAGTTGTGTATTTGGAAGTTCGAGAGTTGGACTTATTAAATGGCGCTGTAATCATAGGTAAAAACAACGATATTACACTAGGAGATTAAAATATGGCTGACACACGAACAATATATTTACACACTGGACTTGATACCTTTTCATCAGACCCAAGCGACTCACGTTTTTTGTATCTTGATATGAGTGACTATGACAACCTAAACCCTAAATATCAAAGCACAATCAAGTTATCAAGTGGCGTGGCTGGTATTTATGAATCGACCAAAGCTAAGATAACGCTTACATTTAAAGGGGAAAACTCAGGTAGAGGTGATCGTGCGGATTGGGTTAACAAATACGCGGAACGAATCAATAAAATATCTGTTAATACAACCGAAAACAAAAGTGCCGTGTTTAATAAGTCAGCTGTGGTTTCTGAGGTTGAGTTTATAGACACCCCTTATATTGACGGATCACAGGTAGTTATAGAGGTTACCATGTTCGGTCGTTGGCAATCGGCGCTTACTATTTTGGAAACGGTTAGTGAAAAGTATGAGGGCGGGGATAAGGTTTACTACTCGGAATATCAGGAAGTGAGTGAGAGTAAAACGTCAATAGTAGGTTATGCTTATGTTGGTCTGGCTGAGGTAGGAGATAGTTCAACACCCGATACACAACTTTATCACTCAAACACATACTCCTATAATTACACTTATGGTAACACAACTCTCCAGAATCAGATAGCGCTACCAAAAGATAGAAACAGATTCATGTTAGCTATTGATTCACAATACTCAGTAGCAACTATCACACTAAGCGCCAACGGTAAAAGAGCCACAATCTCAACATCACGTCTGTCTGCTAACTCATCATTATCATCGGACTTCGTAGCTTATGACATCACGGATTTTGTTGATACAGATAAGTTCTTACTTCTTAACTCAGGTCTTGTCGCCTCGGTCGTTTGGGATAACCTAGCAAGTCAATATGCCGTCCTGTATCAAATTATGAACTCAGTGGGAGATACACCGGCAGACATATCAGTAACAACCACAGGAGGGCAACACATACCGTTCAAGCTATACACTTACTCGATTCAAGACTTTATATAAGCATTAAAAAAACCCTATCTACTTGACTGGGTTTTTCTTTTTTGGTTTTGGGTTAGTTATTCGAGCGTAAGATTTAATCATCATCATAGCGTCAAACACATCTAAATCTAGTATCTGGTCGAGTTGCTGGTTCATATACATCAGTTGAGCAATCAGATTATAAATAGAGTAATATTTAGAGCTACCCGAATTATCTTTGGACTTTAACGCTCTCGGCACTTTAAAGGCTACGAAAGAACTCAGATAAAGCGTCCTTGTCACTAAAGTCTTCTAATGCTTCAAAGTGTTCACGTGTCTTCTCACCTTGCACTAACACGCCTGATTCATTGCGCTCAGCATACATAAACTTCAATAATTCATGGCGTGTTTCTGAGAATTGTAAATCAGTCAACTTGGCAATGTTTTCAGGAGTTGGTTCATTTTCAACCGCTGACATCAAGAATAAGACTTCTCCAATTTGAGCGTTCATTTCTTCGCCTGTCTCTTCACGGAACATCTTTTCTGTGTTGATTGTACGTAAGAAGTTATGTGTTGATACTACTTCATCTTTCATTGTTTCCTCGTTATACTTACGTTGTTCTACTTTAAACTTCATTGTGTTTCTCCTTTAGGTTTGGTATAATTATATTGTACCAGAAAAAAATATGTATTGCAAGGAGATATATACATGACATTAGGAACAAACGAACGCGTCTATCAATCGGACATGATGAATATTGCCCCAACGGTTGACGCTACAATTTACGGTTATCAAGGGAACTGGATACTAGGGGGGCTTAAAGTATTGTCGGTATCAGCTACTTCTATTCGATTAAGTGCCGGTAAAGCATTGCTACAAGGTCGGCTCTTTGAATTGAAAGCAGATACAACATACACGATTAGCGGAACAGGAACACTATACCTCGGACTACACGGAGACTTAACTAAACAAAACTCTTCATCTGGGGACGGTGGCATTACGAATAATCAGTTTGACGTGGGTGTTTATAGCTCGGTTTATGGTAATTTGAATCAAGGCGATGTCGAGACTGTTATCGGACTGTATCAAATTTCAATCAACGGCGCTTCAGTATCAACAAAGCAACTCATCTGGAACTATATTGAAGAGGCTAAACTACAACCAGAGAATCGTTTTAGTGATTATCCAAGCCAACCGACATGGGCTGTTCGTGTTGGTAATCAAGTAACGTTGCGAGGAGCTATGACAGTAGACCGAGACACATGGTTCGGTGGAGGCTGGGGAACGGCTCATCTACCAGAATCAATGAGACCAACAAGAGGATCACATGTTTATCTAGCGCAAGGTTCTCAAATGAATAGGTTCTTAATTACTATTGACGGAACTGGTGTGT